GATTAATCAAAATATTTCAGAGCCATGGCCGATGCCACCGCGCCGACCATCAACACCACATCCCATGGTGGGCTGGATTTCTCACCCCACCCAATCGTAAAATAAACACTGAGAAATAAACCTAAACTCCTGAGGAGTGCTTCGAGTCGTATATCCATCTTTATAGTACACTCATATTTTTTTTGTGTATATGGTTGTTTATTGGGTCCCGAAAAACTTGTTGTGGGGCACCTTCGATGTCTCACGATACTCCGAAGCTTTCTTTGGTGTTTTACATATCGTATCACCACAATGATCCCTATTCTGATATATAGAATTGATGGATGTTGAAATTTCGTTACACGACTTCAAATTCCAACGTCCCAATAGAGGTTTTTCCACTTTAATAAAAAGGTCAAATACTTTCTTGAACATTATCTAGAATGAGAGGCTTGTATTTAAGTACGCTTTCTGGCTAGCCGCACCGACCGGCGTAAGGGTGGCGGCCTAGTGAGTTCCTCGAATTTATGAACATACTTTGTAAATCTGCTATCATTCTTACGCTCTTTTGCTTTATTATAACAGGTCTGAATGAGTCTCTTATCACCACTTTCCTGTATGAGAAGATGGTAATGACTGAGTGTGACCTCAAACATAGACAGTGCCATAGTTCTACGAACTTCAACGTCAGGGTTATTTTCTACAGTGCGTAACATCATAGTCAGGGTAGTAATCAGTTCGGTACGTGTATATTTGCTCATTTTAGTTTAGAAAACAAAAAACACAGGTTGACTTAGGCTCGCTGATCATTTTTAAACAGCATTGGTACTGTGCATTTTAAAAATGAAGATTTATTTAATTTTATTTCAAAAAGCTAAGACTAAATGCTTAGTTGGAGAAAGCGAGACCACCCATACCGGACTGGATGCGGAGGACGTTGTAGTTGGTAGCGAACATGTGCATGGAAGTCGCGGTACCGGCACCCATCTTGACGGCAACCTGCGCGTTGTCGATGCGCGAGAAGTTGCAGGTACCAGTGGGCTGGTGCTCCTCAGGCTTGAGCGCGAAGGAGTACGAGTACACACCGGGGGCGGGGCAACCGGAGTGGTGGTTGTACGCCTGGACCTGGTTGAAGTACTTGCCCTTCTGCTCCTTGAAGCGGTCCTGGCCGTTGAGGACAAGCTTGAAGGTATCGAGCTGACCGGCGTTCTCCTCGGTGAAAGCCTCAGTGGAGAGCTCGGTGGCGTACATGGGGGTGCCGAGGTTGGAGATGGGCACGAAGCAGTTGGAGTCAAGGCCACTGGCAGTCTGGTCGGACTGGAGAGCAACCTCAGTGACAAGGTTCTTCGCGGTGAAGTTCCACAGGGAAGACTTCGCGGCGGTGTTGGAGAAGCACCACACGAGCTCCTTGACGGGGTGGTTGTACGAGAGGCGCACCTGCTTGGTGGCGGAGGCATCGACGGTGTCGGTACCGGTGTGCTGGACCTGCTCGATGAGGTACTCGTGACCCTTCTGGGCGAAGCGGCGACGCTCCTCGGTGTCAAGGTAGACGTAGTTGGCCCAGACCTTGAAGACAGACGCGTTGAGGAAGGTGGTGAAATCGGACGCGAGGTCGATGTCGATGCGGACCTCGTGGTACTGGAGGGCAATGAGAGGGAGGTAGAGACCGGGGTTGCGGTTGAAGAAGAAGATGAGGGGGAGGTACACGGTGGAACCGTCCGCCGCGGTGGTCATCTTACCCCAAGTGGCCTTCTTGGCCTCATCGAGGTAGAGCTCGGAGTACAGACGCCACCACTTCTGGTAGTGCTTGTCGATGCGCTGACCACCGATGGAAAGCTCGACGGACGAGACCGCGCGCTCGGCGACCCAGTTGCAGTCACCAGCCTCCGCGGTAGCGGTGGCGGCGATGTCAGACTCAAGTTCGATGTACATGTCACCGACGAGATCACCGTTACGGGCGACGGTCACGGACACGCGACCGGAGTTGGCGGCAGTACCGTTGACGGTCTGCTCGATGTTCTCCATCGCGAAGTTAGTGTGGCGCTTGTATTTCGCCTGGTAGAAGGTAACCTCGGGGTTACCGGTAAGGTAGACGTCCTGAGCGCCGTAAGCTACGAGTTGCATGAGACCACCAGCCATTTTGAGAGTTGTTGTACTATATACAGAGAAAATAATTTCGACTGGATGTGCGAAATTTCGCAATCCACTTTTTCTCAGTCTACTTCAAATGTCGACGCTTCCTGAAGAAATCGAAGAAGGGGAGATTGTGAATGACGAATATGAAACGGAAGAGGAAACTTCTGTCGGTGATGAAGAACTCGAGAATCTCGGAGAAGACGACGATGAGGAGCCTGATATCATGGGATTGATGACTTCGCTCATGGCTACAGAAGAGGGTGACACAGTGTGCTCGGCTCTGGTTGAAATTTCTAATCAGATGCGGATTCAAAATAAAATACTTATAAAGATTCTTGCCAAACTTCAGGATTAAAATTGAGTTAAAAGAAAAATTCATAATGATAGTAAATGGAAGACACTCACTTCATCGATAAGGAGCCGAACAGGTATGAAGCATTAGCCGAGCTTCAAAAAGAGCAAATCCAATCGATGAATGAGGAACAAATAATCGAAATCGTGAGAAAGTTTGAAGTTTTCTGGGATCTTCAAAATGAAGATTATCGAAACGCTCGCGAACTGGGATACAGGCAATTTATTCATGCGGATAACTGGGACAGTAACAACAACCCAATCCCAGAAAAAATTGATCTCTTGGCTATCAAGGGAATCAGAGAACGACAGCGCCGTTTTATCATTAACTTGAAGAATCGAGTCATGGACCTCAAGATAGAATCTCATGATGTAAACGGTGATGGGATCACGCTATGGACGAGGGTAAACAATGTCGTCAAGCAGCTCAAGGATGGTTACGAAAATATCAGACGCCATTTCATAGCGTACGAACGAGTTGTCAACCCAATGGCTATTCCTCAATTATCATCGAGTTCAGACCCCTCCACCATGGACGAAACCGAAATCGAAAACTGTACCCCGTATCAGAAGTGTCTCCTCTACGCCCTCGACGAAGCGTATAAATCGGGATACAGGCGTTATAAAGATTTTTGTTGTGAAGAAATCAAGACCATCGAAGGGTATTGTACCCGGGCATGGGTTGCCAAGCAGGAGATTCAGACATTTGTCCGTAACATCGCACCCAAAGATGACGAATTCTCAAACTGGAAAAACTTTACGAGTAGGGGGTCAGTCTATCGTGACGTCATTGAATACCTTTCCAAGTGTATCGATCCACAGTTCCCTGAAATCGAGAAGAGACGTCATGTGTGGTCATTCAAGAATGGCGTTTTCGTGGGAAAAGAGTGGATTCCCGAACGAGGCGTATATGACTGTCGCTTTTACCCCTACGACAGTAAGGAGTTTCGTTGTTTAGATCATACGATCATTTCCTGTAAGTATTTCGACCAGCAGTTCGATGACTTTTCTCACATCGAAAACTGGCAGGACATACCCACCCCCCATTTTGACACGGTTCTGCACTATCAGAACTTCGAACCCGAGGTTTGTAACTGGGCGTACGTCATGGGTGGGCGTTTATGTTACGATGTAGGAGACTTGGACAGTTGGCAAATCATTCCCTTTTTTAAGGGTATTGCGAGATCTGGCAAATCGACGCTCATTAATAATGTTTTCAAACGTTTTTACGAGAGTCAGGATGTCGGAACCCTCGGAAACAACATCGAAAGAAAATTCGGTCTTTCGGCTCTGAAAGACAGTTTCATGTTCATCGCACCAGAAATCAAGGGTGATCTCGCATTAGAACAGGCGGAGTTTCAGTCGATCGTGTCAGGTGAGAGAGTCTCCGTTGCGGTCAAAAACAAGATTGCGGTTTCGATTGACTGGAAAGTGCCAGGGGTACTCGGTGGAAACGAGATTCCGAACTGGAAAGACAACTCGGGATCGGTACTGCGTCGTATTCTCCCATGGAACTTTACTAAACAGGTACAGGAAGCTGACCCAAACCTCGAAAAGAAACTGGAAAAGGAACTCCCGATTATTTTACTCAAGTGTGTGCGTGGATATCTAGACTACTCGAACAAGTTCAGGGATCGGGACATTTGGAATGTGGTGCCAAAATATTTCAAACTCATCCAGAAACAGGTGGCTATGGTAGCCAGTACCCTAACCAATTTCCTAGAGTCTACAAACATTGAATTTGGTGAAGATATGTTTGTACCCCAGAAGCTGTTTATTCAGGTGTTCAATCAGCACTGTCAGGAAAATAATCTCGGTAAGCACAAGTTCCATCCCGATTTCTACATCGGGCCATTCAGTTCACGGAACATAGAAGTCAGGAACGAATCGGTCACGTACAAGGGGCGGTTGTACCCAAAACAGCCCATCGTCTACGGTCTCAACGTGGTCGAGGAATCCCTAGGATTTACAGACGAGTTTTAAAAAAAAATACTGGTACATAATAGTAATGAGTCGAGGAATTCGAGAATTTCTCGAAACTTCGGGCATCCGAGTA